GAATCTGAATCATTGCCCCATGTATCAGCCATTACTGCCTCATCATCTTACTAGCGGCCACACGCTGCATTGCCGTGTTAGCGCGGAGTTGAGCAATGTCTTCCATCGATTGCATCCGTTCTTTGTCAACGGCGGTTTTAACCTGAAGCTTCTGCGCTTCAAGCGCCAAGCGATTCTGGTCACTTTGAGCCCGTTGCTGTACTTCTTGCGCCTTCAACTGCAAGCCTTGCTGTTGAAGTTGGATCAACGGATCTGGACCCTGCTGCGGAGCAAGCTGTTGCATCAACTGTTGCATGAGCACGGCTTCGGCCTTCGCGACCTCGATCTCCATTTCATGCGGTTGCAGCATCATGTTCATGCCCTGCTGCTGCATCTGGAGAACAACCTGTTGTTGCGCTGCAAGAGACAGATGCTCAAGCACATGCGACATCAAAACGCCGTACACTGCTGGCGACATCTGGATCAAAGGCGACAACATGAACGTCACATGCGCCTGCATGTGAGCAAGGTGGTCTTGATCCGGGAAAGCCTTCAGCGGTTGACCACCCGACGGGATAACAAGCGACCGTGCATTCTCCAAAGCAGGACTTTCGGGCTGGGCCTGAGGAGGAGGCGGAAGAACGAGGTCGATGTCCGTGACACCAAGTGCCGAATACATACGACGGTATGCTTCGTACATGTTGTGCATCTGCGGCGCTTGCTGGGCCAACTGCAATTGCTGTTGAGCCAGTGTAATGCGCTGCGTCATAGAGAAAATATTCGGGTCGCTGACCGGGATGACGTCTACTTTGCCGTCAAAGTCGGAAGCCTTGATGGTGGCTTCGCCGCCATACACCTCATACGGGTACTCCGGCGGCATATACTCAGCAAAGATGTCCGCAAGAAGCTTAAGTTCCTGCTTCTGGGCGTAGTGCATGCGCTTATGCACCGCTGACATGACCCGAGAGCCACGTTCCAACAGCGCAATCGTGGTTCCGACCGGCAATTCTTGGTTGGATTCACCCATCCCGAGGTCCGTGGTCCCAATAAATTTCTCCGCAGCCCCGATACAGAAGCCAAGAAGCTGGAAAAGCGTGCCTGACGGCTCTTTATACGGAAGCGGCAGCAGGTTTGCAGCCAAATCACCGCCCGGAGCGTCAACATCACGCCACTCGCCGGGTTGAATCGGGGTCTGATCCTCGATTCTCAGTCCTCGAGCTTTGAATCCCGCAGGTAAATTCGCAAGAGTGCCAGCGTCAACCAACTGGCGAAGAACAGAGGTAGAAGCCCGACTGAGATTGCCCAAAAGATGAACGAGTCCAAATCCATAGAACCCCATTCCTGACAAGAATTTGTAGTGGACAAAGAACTGCCTCTTCTTTTTGAGTGGATCTTCCTCACGCCAGTTACGGCGGATGGACAAAACGATACGAGAAGTTGCTTCATAAGTCAGGATATAAGGGATTTGAAGGCCGGTGACGGCTCCGTTCTCGTCCTTATCCTCAAATCCCTCGATGTCGAGGTAGCAATGGCACTCGTGGAGGACGTATTCGTTGGGGTCAACGGGCTTTTCAACGCCTGTCGTACGATCTACGCGGTCTTGAATCTCATCTTTGCCCCCTGACCACGGCTTTCCAAGCTCGATGTCGCGGTAAAAACCGTTAACTTGCAGGCGTTTAAGCTCGTTTGGGGAATAGCGAAGGACGTGAGTAACCCGTTCAGCAGTCAAGAGGTCTCGCGCCGCATACGGAACGATCAGATCCTTGGGTAAAATATAGGGGCTGGTTGCCCGGCCAAGGTACTCATCGTAATAAACCTTCTTGAAAGCTGACCCACCATAGCCGACAAAGTATAGCATCTGGTCGAAATCGGGGTCATATTCCTCCATGACCTCTGTCAACTGATAATTCATGTAGGTTTTTACGCGATCCGCCTGCGCTTCACGCTCCGGCGTCACCTTTCCGATGATTGCCGTACGTGCCGGGCCACCTGCTGGTAGCAGTTCTTTATATGCTTGCGCCTGAAATTGAGTTACCGCCTCATTCAGTATGGGGTGCGTAACACCCGTCGCGCCGTCAAACGGTTCTGTACGCTCTTCGTAATTCAAGCCGAGGAGGACCATGCCCTTCTCGTAGATGTGCTTCCACTCTTCACGACCTCGATCATCTTCAGTAATCAAGTCATCAACATCATTCACAATCTTGCGGAGAAGCTTCTCGTCAAGATATTCTGCAAGGTTCGCGCCAAACTCAATATCTTCCGGCTCAACCTCATCCTCCGGCGTGTCGGGGGCATTTTCCGGGGCCTCTTCAATCTCGGCAAACGCGTCTTCGTGCTGGGCATCACCCATCGCGTCATCGCGCATGCCGTCCATTGTGCCGGAGTCAGTTGATTTTTCTACGTTATTAAAAGGAGAGGTAGCCATTAATAATAAACCCTTCTGCCAACCCTAACGTCGCTTTCTATCACAAGATCCTCCGGATGCGACAGGAATCCTCCCTGCCGGAACCGCATCAATGCTTGCGTGGCGGCGTCACAATGGTCGTCATGTTCTCCAAATGGAAATGCGGCCATCTCCTCGATGACCTCTTCGGCCCAGCTTGTTTCAGGATACCACACTAAACCAGCCTCGAACAGGGGGGCCACGGAGTTCATGCGAACGTGTTTATCATTCCCGCGACTCGGGGAAAAGTTCACGACCGGAATGCCCGTTGCCCGAAGTTCCTGTGACAAAGGATGACCGGCAGCCTTTGCTTCGATCAGGACCGTTTCCGGATCCCAGTACTTATACTCTTCGTGAGCGATCCGTTTCAGTTCCGGAAATTCCCACCGACCCTTCTTTGCATCCAAGAGGATCACGTTCGGTTGTCCACCTTCCACAGGATAGAAGACACCCCACGTCTGGATGGAACTAAAGTCCGCTGTTCGCGTTTTCAGAAAAGCCGTGTCGTAGCTTTGCATCACGTATTGCAAAGGAGGAATGCTTTCCTTTTTCCACGGTCTCCACCACTCACGCTTGATGATCGCCGCCGAATCAGAAGTCGGCGTTTGCATGTACTGGGCGTTCCACTGCGAAAGCGGGATCGAAGCCTTAACGCGCTCAAGCTCCTCGAGCTTCCAATACTCCGGCCACAAAGGGTTGCCGCTCGGCAAGATCGCCGGGAACTCGATCACCTCCCACTGATCAGCCTTCGGATCCATTCCCGACTGACGGAGCAGACGTGCGGTGAGATCATTCTCACCCCATCGTGTCATCACGAGGATAATCGTACCACCCGGTTGCAACCGTTGTCGTGGACCAGAACTGTACCACTCCCACGCGTTCTCCAGCGCCGTCGGTGACATTGCATCCTGCTCGGAATGGGGATCATCAACGATAAATAAGTCCGCGCCGCGTCCCGCAATGGAACCGCCAACACCGGCTGCGTAATACTCTCCACCATCATCTGTCTCCCACCGGTATGCCGCTTTGCTGTCTGATCTGAGCTTCGTCTTGAAGATCTTCTTGTAATCCTCAGACTCCATCAGGTTCTTCACTTTGCGGCCAAACCTCACAGACAGATCTGCTGTATGTGTCGCCTGCATAATCTTCAACGTGGGGTTTTTGCCGATCATCCACGCTGGAAACAAATAACTCGCAAACTCGGACTTCGTGTGGCGAGGCGGGAGATTGATGATCACCCGTTTCAACTTCCCTTCAGCAATAGCCTCAAACTTCTCGGCAATATCTCGGTGATGCTTACCCGCAATGAAATTCGGCCACACAAACTTAACGAAGTCCAAAAAGGTTGTCTGCGCCGATTCATAAGTAGCCAGATCCCTGTCCCGAAACTTCAGGCTTGCAAATTGTCGAATGACTTCATCCGGCACAGAAGAAAGATCAGGATTCATTCTCTATTTCCATCAAGCACTTAGGTATGATATCACATAATAATACAAATGTCAGAGGACAAAGGATAATGGGCGATCAACCCCTAGACCTATATGACATCGCATGGTTCTTTTCAAAAGTAGACGTTAAAGACAAGCGAGACTGCTGGGAGTTCAGAGGACACAAAGCGGTTGGCGGATACGGAAACGTAACGATCCGAGGCCAACACTACTACACTCACCGATTATCATACGAGATCTTCTGTGGAGAGATCCCCAAGGATATGGTCATACGGCACATATGCGACAACTCTTCGTGCTGTAACCCCTGTCATCTGACCACTGGTACTCAAAGAGATAACGTCGTCGACCGGATG